GAGGTTTGGAATGGAAAATAAAAAGTTAAGGATTTTCATTTCTCAACCTATGGCTAACAAAACAGACGAAGAGATCTTTGATGTATCAGAAAGAGTAGCTAAAAAGATCAAAGATTATTTTAATGACGATGTAGAAATTGTACAATCATATATTGATGATGATAATGTGTTTACAGTTAAACCAGTCATTAAAAATATGCCTTTGTATTATTTATCAAAAAGTTTAGAATTACTGTCTCGTTCGGATGTTATCGTTATGGCCACAGGATGGGAAAATAATAGAGGTTGTATAACTGAATATGAATGTGCAAGAAGATATGGAATATTAGTTATTTTTGAAGATTCAAAATATATTACTGGTGAAAAATTATTTGAGGTAGACAATGATTCAACTTCAGGTTATAAATTACTTACTTAAAACAAAAGATTCATCTTTGTTACAAATAAATAATATCACAGATGAATTTTTTGATGAATATAAAAATGAATTTTCATTCATTAAAAATCACTTAAATGGGTATGGTGATATACCTGATACACTAACTTTTCTAAATGAATTTCCAAATTTTGATATTATTGAGGTAAATGAATCTCCTGACTATTTAATAGATAAGTTATATGATGATAGAAATACTCGTAAATTAGCTTCTATATTTAATGACATAAGAGAAAAACTTATGGCTGGAGATGTTGACGGAGCAATGGAGTTATATACTACATCTACTGATTCTGTTGTTACAGCAAAACATCTTGAAGCAGTTGATATTACTAAAGATGTAGCAGGGAGATATGAATCATATCTAGAACGTGCTGATGATTTTGCTAAGTTTTATGTAAAAACTGGATTCAAAGAACTTGATGAAATTATTGGAGGCTGGGATAAACAGGAAGAATTAGCTACTATTGTAGCAAGATCTAATCAAGGTAAATCTTGGGTTCTTATGAAATGCGCGGTTGCAGCATTAGAACAAGGATTAAATGTTGGAATGTATTCTGGTGAAATGAGTGAAAGAAAAGTAGGATATAGAGTTGATACACTTATTTCTCATATACCTAATTCATCAATGATAAGAGGTGATAGGGGTATTCAAAATGAATATAAAAAGTATCTAGATGAACTTCCTAATAGATTTAAAGGTGGTTTAAAAGTATTGACACCATCAATGATTGATGGGCCTGCAGGTGTATCAGCACTTAGAGCATTTATTGAAAGAGAAAAATTAGATATATTATTTATTGACCAACATTCATTACTTGAAGATGATAGACATGCTAGAAATCCTGTAGAAAAAGCAAGTAATATTTCAAAGGATTTAAAAAATTTACAGGTATTATTAAAGATTCCTATTATATCAGTTTCACAGCAAAATAGAACATCTACAGAAACTGGAGTTGATTTAACACATATTGCTCAATCAGATAGGATAGGTCAAGATAGCACTATTGTATTATTCTTTGAACAGAAAGATAATATAATGGAAATGCATTTGGTTAAATCAAGAGATTCAGTAAATGGGAAAACCTTATCATACGCAATAAATCTGAACACAGGAAATTTTACATATATTCCTGAAGAGGATAATGCAGTTAATGGTGAAGGTGCTGATGAATTACGAGAAAAATTTGAAACAGATGATGGAGAAGATATTTTCTAATGGATCTTATTATTAATAATCATGTTATAGATGCAAATGTAGAAGATATATTAAAACATATCCAGGATTTGACTAATGGCAGATATTTAAAAAATATTATACGCCGTGGTGATAATATTGCCATTACTTGTCCAACTCATAAAGATGGTCAAGAAAGTCATCCATCATGTTATGTTTATAATAGTACAAATTCGGATAATGTGCCGTTTGGTTGGTACAGATGTTTTACATGTAATGACCAAGGACCTTTATATAAATTAGTATCAATTTGTTTATCAGTAACTATTGAAGATGCTAAGCAGTGGTTAGTAGATAATTATTCAAATACATTTGTTGAAAAATCAATTGATTTACCATTGATTGATTTAAGTAAAAAAATACAAAATAATTATTTGGATGAAACTATTTTAGATAATTATGCATATTATCATCCATATATGTTTCAAAGAGGATTGACAGAGGAGGTCATATTAAAATTCAGGATAGGTTTTGATATAGAAAATAATGCTATTACATTTCCAGTGTGGGATGAACATAATAATTTGATAGGTATTACACGAAGAAATGTTTCTAATAAATTTTTTCATATCCCAGAAAATATGGGTAAACCTATATATTTGTTAAATTTTGTAATTAATGAAAATATAACAGATGTCGTTGTGTGTGAATCTCAATTAGATGCATTGAAATGTTGGGCTTGGGGTATACCTGCAATTGCATTGTTAGGCACAGGCACTAAAAAACAATATAACATCTTAAATAAATGTGGTATAAGATTTTATCATTTAGCATTAGATGGAGATTTAGCAGGAGAACATGGTGTAAAAAGATTTGTAGAAAATATTAGAAATGATGTATTTGTTGATATAATACAAATACCTCAAAATAAAGATGTTAACGATTTGAGTAAGGATGAGTTTTTATCATTAAAAAGAATTAGTAAGGAGAGTATTTTATGATTATTATTGGTTATCCAGGAGTAGGTAAAACTATTGCATCTAATCAGTTTACGAATGTGATTGATTTTAATAGTGCTAATATTGCTAAACCTAAAATCACATCGTTAAATTCAACAACTTTGACTATTCAACGTGATAGTGATTTAACTGTAGATACTAAAGATCTTGAGAAAGATACATATTGTAATCTTGCTGAATCATTGTCTAGACAGGGTTATGTAGTTTGTGTTTCTTCTCATGAGTTTGTTACCAAGTATTTTATTAAAAGTAAGGAAGAAGTTTATACATGTTCTCCTGATAAAGCTATGAAAACTAGATGGATTCAGATGCTTAGGAGAAGGTACATTGAGGATGATTCTGTAGAAAATTATAATGCTTATTTAAGAGCTGTAGATCATTTTGATGAAGATATTGATAAACTTGATAATATGGGATTTGAAAATATCAAACTTACTGAAGGAGTTTATCTTTCTAATATACTCACTCCTCTTCACACCCCGGAAGTTAATCCTGCAGAACCAATAAATGAACCTGAACCCGAATATGCTATTGACCCTGAAGCAGTTGAAGAAGAAAGTAAACCAAAGAAGAAAAAATCTAAGAAAGATAAGGAGTAACTATGTTTGTAGAAATAGTAAATAAGAGCAACAATCCATTCCCTTCATATGAAACAGTTGGATCTGCAGGGTTTGATATAAGACTTAATATTGATAAACCAGTAAAAATCAGTAAACATAGTATGAGTGAGTTACTCCCTACGGGATTATTTATGAAAATCGAACAAGGGTATGAGGGAGAAATTAGACCTAGGTCAGGCCTTGCTTGTAAGCATGGTATTACTCTTGCTAATTCACCTGCAACAATTGATAGCGATTATAGAGGTGAAATTAAAATTTGTTTAGTAAATAATTCAGATGAAGATTATATTCTTCAGCCAGGTGAACGTGTGTGTCAAATGTTAATTAAACCTGTTACTAATGTTTACCTTGTGTCAATTACTGAGGATAAACTTGATGATACAGAACGAGGCACAGGTGGATTTGGATCCACTGGAAAAAATTAAAATATTATTTGCAAATTTAATTTATATATGTTATAATAAATCATCAATTGATTTTTGAGATAATCTAGGAGGTAATTTTATGGCACAGATTAGTTTTAATGATGTTCATACAGGTAATGATTCTAATCAGAATCAGGTAGGGTTTTTTAACCTTAAAAATGATGGTGAAGAAGCAATTGTAAGGTTTATGATTGATTCTGTAGAAGACATGGAAATTCTTACAGTACACGATATTAGTCTAGATGGTAAATTTAGACAAGTTTCATGTGTGAGAGATCCAAGAGAACCTATTGAAAATTGTCCCCTTTGTGCAAGAAATGAAAAGATTAAACAGGTTGTATTCATTAAAATGATTCAGTATGTAAATGGGCCTGATGGTAAAATTGAAGCTCAGCCTGTAGTTTGGCAGAGAAGTGCTTCTACATATGCGCATAGAATGAAGGGGTATCTTGATAATTATGGTCCTCTTTCAAATATTCTTTGTAAGGTTATTCGTCATGGCGCTAGGGGTGATAAGAAAACTACTTATGACATTATTCCTAACCTTAATCCACAGAATTTTCCTCCGGAGAATTTCCCTATTGTAACTGAAGCATTTGAGGGGTATAAAGCATGTGGTAGAGTAGTGCTTGATAAAACAGCTGATGAAATCAATACATTTATTGCAACGGGCAGTTTTCCTAATAATAGTAATGATAACACAACTCCTCAGCCTCAGGTAACACCTCAACCTCAGGTAGCACCTCAGCCATATAATGTTGCTTCAGAATATACTATGCCAACAACACCTATCCCACAATCTGTTCCTCAGCCAACAGTAATGCCAGTAGAGCAAACCACAACCACACAGAATATTCCAAATAATGCTGGTATGGTAAGACCTACAAGATATTATTAATTTAGTATAGGAGAGTATTATGCAGCAAAGTTTATGGGGTCAAGAGTTTAATATAGAAACAAAAGAAAAGACTAAGAAGATTATTAATAAAGTTAATAATCCTAAGAAAACTAAGACTGTTTCTCAAACACTCAAATCAAAAAATGTGTCTATTGAAGAAAAGATAAGGTTGATTACTGAAAATGTGAATAGGATTCTTGGAGGTTATTCATCAGACACAATAGTAATAAAGAGTAGAGAGGAACTTACTGAATATATAAATAAAGCGATTGATAATGGGATAATTGCTATTGACACTGAAACTAACAATTCTCTTGACCCCTTAACTTGTAAACTTATGGGTGCATGTATTTATACACCAGGTTTAGGTAATGCATATGTTCCTGTTAATCATGTAGATCTAAATACCAGAGAAAGACTAGAATGGCAAGTAACAGAACAGCGTATTAAAGAAGAGTTTGATAGGCTGTATAATACAAAAATAATCATGCATAATGGTAAGTTTGATTATGAAGTTATTAAGTGTACTTGTAATTGTGATTTAAATATTTATTGGGACACCATGATTGCATCTAAAGTGCTAGATGAAAATGAACATTCTGCAGGATTAAAGCAACAATATATAGATAAAATAGATAGTAGTATAGAAAAATATTCTATTGACCATTTATTCGATATTGAATATGCATTGGTAGATCCAGAAGTTTTTGCATTGTACGCAGCTACTGACGCTTATATGACTTATAAATTATATAAGTACCAAATAAATGAATTTAATAAACCTGAAAATGATGGGTTATTAAGCTTGTTTTTAAATATAGAAATGCCTGTTGTCAAAGTATCTGCAGAAATGGAATTAACAGGTGTTTGTATTGATACTGAATATGCAAAAAGATTATCTAAAAAATATCATGATAAATATGATATTATACATAAAAAGTTGTTAGATGAATTAGATACATATAAGTCTAAAATAGACACTTGGAGGCAAACACCTGAAGCAAATACTGCAACAAAAGGTAAAACTTTAAGTGAAAAATTGGAGTTTCCGCCTAATACATCTAGTCCTACACAATTAGCTATATTATTATATGATGTATTAAAAACACCTGCTGTAAGTACAAAAACTCCCAGGGGCACCGGTGAAGATATTTTAAAAAAAATCAACTTACCTATATGCAAATTGATATTAGAAGAACGTGGTATACGTAAATTAATTAATACATATATAGATAAATTGCCTGAATGCATATCTAAAAACGATGGTAGATTACATTGTCATTTTAACCAATACGGAGCAGGCACAGGTAGATTTAGTTCTTCTGATCCAAATCTTCAAAATATACCTTCTCATGAAAATAGTATTAGAATGATGTTTACAGCAAGTCCAGGTTATGTAATGATTGGTTCAGACTACAGTCAGCAAGAGCCTAGGTTGCTTTCTCATTATTCACAAGATGAAAATATGATAAATGCGTATAAAGAGGGTAAAGATTTGTATGCTATGATTGCTTCAAAAGTATATCATAATAATTATGAAGATAATTTGGAATTTAATCCCATAACAAAACAAATGCAACCTGATGGAAAAAATAGACGTACATCAGTTAAATCACTCCTATTAGGAATTATGTATGGCATGGGAACTTCTGCAATTGCAGCAACATTAAAAGTTTCTAATGCAGAGGCAGAAGATATTAAAAATAGTTTTTTTAGAGAATTTCCAAATGTAGAAGTATGGATAAATGAAACACAAAAATTTGCAAAAACAAATGGTTATGTAGTTGATGTTTGGGGAAGACGAAGAAGATTGCCCGATATATTAAAAGATAAATATGTAGTTACATCTAATAATAAGCGTATAGAATTTAATCCATTACTATATACCAATGGATATAATAAGAATGAGAATAAAAATGAAATAAATAATATATTAACTTCATTAAATAATTGTAAATGGAAAAAACAAACTGACGATGTAAAAGCACAAGCACGTAAAATGGGTTATTCAGTTATGGATAATTCAGGATTCATTTCAAGGGCTGAACGCCAATGTGTAAATGCAAGAATTCAAGGTGGAGCAGCTTCAATGTCTAAAAGAGCAATGGTAAGAGTTGCTAATAATAAAGAACTAAAAAAATTAGGGTTTAGACTGTTGATCGCTGTACATGATGAATTGATAGGAGAATGTCCTATTGAAAATAAAGAAGAATGTAAAAAATTGTTATCACAGGAAATGTTAAATGCGGCATTACCTGAAGTAACGGTGCCAATGAAATGTGACGCTGATGATTTTCCATCTTGGTATTATGATGTGTATTCATCAGAAATTAAAAAAGAATACAGTCAGAATGGAAAAAATTTTGAAAAACTATGTTATAATCATAGCGAAATGTTAAAGGAACAATTAAATTTTATTGTAAATTCTATTTAGAATACTAGATAGCGTAAAGGAAATTGTAATTATGACTAAAGAAGAGTTTTTTGACTTTGCAAATAGCGAGGTTAAACACGCTCTAAATGTTTTAGAGCTTAAATCAAGCTATAATAATCCAAAGGATTATTTTAGTTATTTTGATAGAGTGGCCACTTTATTGGGGGTTTCTAAAGAAGAGGCGTTATTTGCTTTAATGAGTAAACACATAATTAGCATTGTTGATCTATGTAAAAAGCAAGAGTCTGATTTTACTATATGGCAAGAAAAATTAACCGATACTATTAATTATTTAATTCTTTTAGGCGCAATGGAGAAGGAGAAACAGAATGGATAAAATTGAAGTAAAAATCTTAAACCCTGATGAAGTAAAAAATGCTGAAAAAATGATGGTATGTGCAGCACGGCTTACACAGCAAGGACATAAAATACAGTCTATGCATGATTTTGAGCAGCTATATAATAAATCATATTCAGCTACTACTATTACTAATATGGCAAGTTTGCCACATCCAACTATTCAAAAATTTGGGGTTATTAATGTTGTAGTTACAGGTGCATCTAGACGTTTTCTAGCTCAAATTACAAGACATCAGAATGAAGTAAAATTTATGTCCGCTTCATTACAGTATAGTGATTATTCAGATACTGCTAATAATTTTGTTGTTCCTTATGATATTCTAAATACAAATATGGAAAAGCCTTATTTAGAATCTTGTACAAAAGCTATGGACACATATAGAGAGATTGTGGCTGATGGTAAGTCTAATGATAGTGCAGGTTATGCAGCTCCACAAGCATTAAGAAATATTTTAATTATTTCAGCAACACCGTATCAGTGGAAACATATGATTTCTCAACGAGTTTGTAATAGAAATACAGTTGAAACTCAGTATGTAATGTTGTTAATTTGGGCAAAATTATTTGAACTTTCTCCTGAAATATTTAGTGTAAATCTTACTGGGCCATTTTGTGCACAGGACTATTGTAAGGAAGGTTCTATGAGCTGTAATAATTGTTTTAAAATAAGCACACCGCAAGAAAAGTTAGAAAAAGATTTTAGTAAATGTTTTAAAAAGGATTAAATATAATATTAGAAAAAAGTTAGTACCAGCAAAATAATTATGTTTGCTTTGGATATTAAAAATAAGTTTAAAGAGGAGTTTAATATGAATAATGATGTATTAGCTGTTGCAAAAGAAAATGAATTTTTACAAGATATGCTAGAATATCTAACAGATCCATTTATGAATATATTTGTAAAAGAAGGTAATAAATGGTGCTATCAACGTCCAGATTCTTCCGGTCGTGATTTTTATAAATCAATTCCTGTATATGCTATGAGTGAGTCTGAATGGGAAAGAGTCTGTGATAATATTAGAGATTGCGTTGATGACTACGAATGGGATAACATTGATGAATTTGATTTAGATGAGTTTATTTATGATGATTTCCCAGAAATTTTTGAAGAGTGGGCTGAAAATAACTAAAAATTATAAAGAGGTGTATATTAATGAAAGAATACCCAGTTCTTAAAGTAAAACTACTGAGTGATAATGCCAAACTTCCGACTAGGGGAACCCCAGGTAGTTCTGGTTTGGATGTTTATTCACCTATAGATGTAGAAATTCCAGCACATAGCGATGTATTAATCCCAACTGATTTGGCTTTTGATATTCCTTACGGATGGGATTTATCCGTGTATAATAAATCAGGCTTAGCTACTAAAAAGCATTTAAACAAAGGTGCTGAGTTGATTGATTCTGATTATACAGGAAATGTACATATTCATTACTTTAATCATTCAGATCAGCCTGCTATATTTCATATAGGAGATAAAATTGGTCAGCTTGTAATGCGAGAAGTTTGGCTTGGAGATATTCAACAAATTGATTATATAGAAAAACAAACAGAACGGGGTGATGGTGGTTTTGGCAGCACCGGTAAGTAAATTAGATAAATATTATATGGATATTGCTCTTTTAACGAGCCAGAGAAGCAAAGACCCTAATACAAAAGTTGGGGCCTGTATAGCTAATAATAAAAGAGTTTTGTCTTTGGGTTGGAATGGTGGCCCAAGATGTATAGATGATAATTTGATTCCTTATAATTGTAATGATAAAACTAAGCCATTAAAAGAGCAAAAATATCCATATATAGTTCATGCAGAAATGAATGCTGTTTTAAACTATGGCGGGGCTCTTTCTGATCTTGAGGGCTCAAGCGTTTATGTCAATGTATTTCCTTGTATTGATTGCACAAAGAACTTAATCCAGGTTGGAATAAAAGAAATTTATTATAAAGAAGATTATGCTGATAGCGATGTAGCAAAGTATTTATTTAAGTTAGCTGGTATTAAATATTATAAAATTTAATTTAGAGGGTCTGATATGATAATTAGATGTGAAGAACTACAAAAAGTATGCTCAAAAATTTTGTTTGCTGTAGATACAAGTAATAATTCAATCATTACTGAAACTCTTGAGATGTATACAGAAAATAATTATTTGTATATGTCTATTACTAACAGAGAGTACTTTGTTAAAGTTAGGCTTGATATTCAAGAAGAAATAGAGTTTAATGCAACTGTACCCGCAGATGTATTTTTGAAGCTTATTTCTAAAATGACTACAGAAACTATTGAATTTTCTGTGAATGACAATTGTTTGGTAGTTAAAGGCAATGGTACATATAAACTTCCTATGATATATGAAGGTGACACATTACTTAAATTGCCTGAAATAACTATAAATAATATAACTTCACAATTTGATGTGAGTAGACATATTCTCAATAGTATTACAAATTATAATAGTAAAGAATTAAGTAAAAAACATGTGGTATCTAATCCTGTTCAGAGTATGTATTATATAGATGAAAAGGGCTGTATTACATTTACAACAGGCGCATGTGTAAATAAATTTACTTTGCCCACAACGATTAAAATATTATTAACGGATAAGATCGTTAAATTATTTAAACTTTTCAATTATGATGTTATACATGTTGATTATGGTAAAGACACTTTACCAAATAATCTGATGCAGACAAAAATTAAATTTTATACTGATGATATTATATTAACTGCTATTATTAATTCAGATGATAATATGATAAATAGTGTTCCTGAAAGTGCTATAAGGAATAGAGCATTTGATACATATGATTATTCTATAGTAATAAATAAGAAAATTCTGTTAAATGCTATAGATAGAATTATGCTATTTGTAAATAGCACTATGGGATTTTATGGAAAATTTAATTTTACTGAAAATCAATTGACATTGAGTAATGCTGCTGGAGATAACAGCGAAGTTATTGCATATGAAAACTCAGTGGATAATTTAGCTGATTACACTGCAATATTTGATATTGCAGACTTAAAGCTAATTATCTCAGAGATTAAATCTGATTTTATTACAATGTCATTTGGAGATGGCCAAGCTGCCGTTATTATTGATAAAGACATTTATAATATTATTCCTGAGTGTATAGTATGATAAATTATGGTAAAAAGTTTGAGGAGAGGTTCAAGTTAGATTGGGCCTCTTCAATATCAGATTCTTGTATAATAAGATTATATGATAATACTAGTGGATATTTATCTATATCTAATGTATCAGACTACGTTTGTTATAAAAAACCTAATATTTATTTTGTTGAATGTAAAACACACAAAGGTGCTTCAATACCCTTTACTGCAATTAGTCAATATGATAAATTGATTCAGCTATCGGGTATACCAGGAGTTAGATCTGGTATCATAGTATGGCTATATGAAAAAGATGAAGTATTTTATGTGCCTGCAACTACTATAAAAGAATTAAAATCATTGGGTGAAAAATCCGTAGGTATTAGACATTTTGATAAATATAATATAATCAGAATACCTTCTAAAAAATTGAGAGTATTTATGGAATCAGATTATTCTGTATTACTTTCATTAAAGGATGGAGAATAGTGCAATAAATGTAATTGAGTTATGGTGACAGTATGAAATTAGATATTAATGATGTAGTTGAATATAAAAATGAATTAACTCAAGATGTTGAATTACTTGATTCATTTTTTAATGGTATAGTAGATACATATTCAGAAGATCTTGATAAATTAATGAAAGAAATACATGATGAAATAATAAATCTTGATAGTGTACCTATATATACCATTGAAAAATATTTTGTAAAATTATCATCAGAAGTATATTTCATGTGTGCTAATATAGAAAAATTAGGGTTATTTGATTCATTAAGTAAATCAAAAGCACAAGAAACATACAATATGAAATATTTAGAATATCAACATAAAAATGATGGTATTCCTGGTACTAAAAAACCTACTGTTGCTGAAATTACTGCACAAGCGGAAACTGCTAGTTTATATGATTCTACACTAAGTGATGTATACACGAGAGCATATAGAACTATTAAAAATAAAATATCTGCAGCTGAAACTATGATTAGTACATTGAGTAAAATATTAAGTCATAGGATGCAGGAATCACAGTTAACAACCCAACAGACAGAAAGACAGATACTTAATGAAAGTCAAATATTTTAAGGAGGTTAAATATGGCAAGTATTAGTATATTTATCTTAGGAGTGTGTTTTGGTGGAGTTTGTGTTGCACTAGGTTATATATTTGGAGAGAGGAAATAAATGTCTGATAAAACACTGAGCGAAGTATTAAAAAGTATAAGTAAAAAGTATGGGGATAATGTAGCTAAATTTGGCGCAGATGATTTATCTATAGATGGTATTTTATCCCTTGGTTCTCCCATGATAGATTATTGTCTTTATGGTGGAGTACCTGAAGGGCGAATTATTGAATTTAGCGGTGCCGAAGGTTCAGGAAAAACTTCAACTAGTTTTCTTGTAGCAGCTAGTTATTGTAAAGAAGAACTTAAACGAAACCCAGACAATCCGAGAAGTATTATATTTCTCGATAATGAAGGGACATTAGATCCAACTTGGGCAAGTGTTTTTGGATATGATTTATCTGCAGACGCAGAAGTGAAAACAATTGTTATTAGACCTGAAGGTCAAAATGCTGAAGAAATATTTGATATGGCACTTGATTTTCTACGGACAGGAGAAGTTGGGTTGCTTATATTTGATAGTATTGCAACATTAGTTCCTGCTCAGATTGCAGATGAATCTATGGAAAAATATCAAATGGGCGGTATCGCAAAATCACTTACCAGATTTGCTAATACTGCATTAGGATTACTCAGAAAATATAAAGCCACATTAGTTGCTATTAATCAAGTTAGAGAGAATATGTCTACATATGGTAATCCTATTACTACTCCGGGTGGTCGTGCTTGGAAACATGCATGTTCATCTAGACTGATGTTTAAACGAGGTGAATTTTTTGATGAAGATGGTAATAAATTAACTACATCAGCTGAATCACCCGCAGGACACATTGTAAATGTAGCTGTGCTTAAAACTAAAACATCTAAATGGGATAGAAAAGGTGGCAGTTATAGATTAAATTATACAAAGGGTATTGATATTCTTTCTGATACTATTGAAGCTGCCCTTCATTTTGGATTGATTGATAATTCTGTACAAGGTACTTTTAAAATTATAGATCCTAAAACTGGTGAAATCAAATTAGATGCAGAAGGTAAAGAAATTAAAATAAGAGGAAAAAAGAATGTATCTGATTATTTTAATGAACATCTTGATGAGTGGAAACAGCTTTACGATGCAGTATATGAAAAAATAAAACAGAAAGATGACCCGTATATTAAATCATTTGAAGCAATGCTTAATGAGAATGTTAAAGACGCATTTAGTGATGAGGTCATTGAACAGATAGAAAAAGGTGATGAATTTTAAATAAATTTATTTACATTATCTTTATTGTGTGTTATAATAATATTGTGATTGACGGTAATACATAATAAGGAGGTAATATTATGGAAAAGATTATTAAATGCTGTATTTGTGGGAAAGAGATTAATGGGTATGGGAATAATCCTTGGCCTGTTGATGACAATGAAAATGCTAGATGTTGTGATGATTGCAACACAACCAAAGTTATTCCTGCTAGAATTATAGGATTGAAAAATAACAAATGACAAAAATAACAACAAGACATGCATCGGCAACCCAAGAAAAAAGGGTTGCTGATAAACTTAATGGAAAAGTAAATTCTAATTCAGGTGCAGGCAAGTGGGATAAGTCAGATGTTAAAGTAGAAGAAGCATCGTTATCAATTGAATGTAAAACTTGTATGACGCCTAAAAAATCATTTTCAATTAAAAAAGAATGGTTAGAAAAGAATAAAGAAGAAGCTTTCTTCAATAGATTATCTAATCATGTAATTGCTTTTAATTTTGATTATGAAGATAAAAACGATTATTATGTTATTGATGATAAATTAATGAAATTTCTAGTTGAAAAACTAATTGAAGAAAGTAAATATTATGGATCTTTTTTATAAAACTTGTTGACTTTTATGATATATGTGTTATAATAACAATGTAATCAATAATACTTACATAAATAATTCAGGAGGTATATGAATTATGAAAAAAACATTTAAGAGTGATTTTGAACTTGACAGAGCAGTTAGAATCCAGGGTACCAACTATGACAGAAGACGTAAGGTAACTAAGTCAATGAAGCGTAGAATGACACAGATGCATGATGCTGGTAAGAGTTATTCTGTT